CGAAGATGCTGTCGATCCCGCAGCCCGTCAGGATGAAGCTGAGCACAAATAGCACTTCAATGGCTTTCCGCTTTATCTTCCTTTTCATTTTTCTTTCGCCCCCTCTTTCTGTCAGGCACTTCTACGCCTGCGCGCCTCCACTGGGTCAGGATCTTCCTCACAGTTGCATATGTGTATCCTGTCGCCGAGGCGATCTCCGCATCTGAGGCCCCCCTCATTTAGCAGCGTCTTCATGATCTTGTGCCGGCGCTCCATCTCCTGTTTCTTGGTGCGGCCTGCTTTCTTTCTTGATTCCTCGCTCTGACCGAAGTCGTCCATCGGTGATGGGCTCGGCTTATGGATGTAAGTGTTTATTCCCTCCCCGAGGAACCGGCTGTCATGGATCGTTTTCGTCGCGGTCCTCGGGTCCGCCGCCGGCAGTGTTCTTTTTATTCTCATTGTTGAGCCGCTCAATTTCTGCCCTTCTTTCCTTTTTCCACCGTTTCAGTGTTTTGAATGATGCGCAGCGCCCTCTCTGCTCAAAGCATTCCTCCCGGTGCATGCACTTCTCGCAGGCGCTCATTTAGCCGTTACCGTGATCTGCGTCTTGTACCTGTCTGACAGGATCTCTGATAGCACCCTGAGAATCTCTTGCAGATCCGGCGCTCCGTGGTCTCTGATCTCCATGTCATTCCTCCTTCAGCAGATTGTCGATCGTGGTCTCGAGCGCCTCGGCCACAGCCTGGAGACTGTTCAGCGTCGGGGAGCTCTCTCTCCATTTGCTGATCGCTCCGTTTTTCAGACCGGCTTTTTTCTCGAGTGCGTAAATGGAGATTTTGCGCTCGTCCGCCATCTTTTTTACTTTCTCGTAAACCAAAGCCCCTCCTTTCTGCCCTTTGTGGGCGTTCTCTTGACTACTAATAGAAAGTATTCTAATATTAGGTTGAAAGAATAATCTTAGCGGTACTCTCTATTTTTTCTATCTAGGTCTTAGATATTTTTCTAAGACCATGTGCTAATTATAGAGTCAGTACCTCTTAGAGTCAAGCACTATTATAGAAATTTTTCTAAGATTTTTTGGAGGTACAAAATGAATGCTGTCGAATTGGTGAAACAGACGTGCAGGGAGCGCGGGATCTCTATTGCGAAGCTGGAAAGAGACTGCGATTTCAGTAATGGATACATCGGAAAAAATAAGAAAGGTGTGTTTCCCGTAGACAAGGCTAAGAAAATCTCCGAGTATCTTGGAATCGATATAAATTTACTCATAGGTGTACAACAGGATGAACAGCCTGAGGATTATTATGAAAATGCTAAATCGGCACTGATCGCGCAGCAGATGTTTGATGACCCCCAGCTCAGGGCGCTGCATCACATCAAAAATAATATTCCGTATGAAAGATTCCTCGCGTATTACCAAATGATCAAGTCTTTATATAAAGCTGAGAATCCAGATGATAACTATGACTTTGACGCCGGATGCAAAACCGACGGATCTGATGATGTATGATTTTAATATTGTCCTGATAGACATGGACGAGATGATCGGTGAGACTATCTGCCAAAACGCAGATGATAGTTTTACGATTTTCTTAAATTCCAAATGGTCAAATGAAGCGCAGAGATTCTGCCTACTTCATGCGTTTGATCATGTTCGCAGGCATGACTGGGAAAAGCATGATGTTCAGAAAATAGAAGCGGAGGCGCACGGCATATGAAACGAACAGCAGCCTATCTGCGCGTGAGCTCAGACAAGCAGGCCAAAGAGGGCGACTCGATCCCGGCCCAGCGCGAGGCACTACGTAAGTATATCGACGATCGCGATGATCTGACCTTTGCCGGGGAGTATCTCGACGACGGCCTCAGCGGGACGAAAGCGGACCGCGACGAGCTCCAGCGGCTCCTGGCAGATGTGGAAGCCGGGAAGATCGACCTGATCATCTTCACGAAGCTCGACCGCTGGTTCCGGTCGGTCCGGCACTATACGGCCACGCAGGAGATCCTCGACCGCCACGGCGTCGGATGGACTGCGATATGGGAGCCTATCTACGACACGACGAACCCGGCCGGGCGCCTGATCATCAATCAGATGATGTCCATCGCGCAGTTCGAGGCAGAGAACACCGGCGCCAGGATCCGCCAGGTGCAGGCCTATAAGGTCAGCCAGGGCGAGGTGATCAGCGGCACAGCTCCGGCAGGATACTCCATTGTGGACAAACACCTGCGGCCGGATGACGTGGCGCCGAACGTCCTGGAGCTCTTCCGGACGTATGACCGGACAGGATCGCTCGCTGAGACGGCCCGCCAGTGCGTCGGCCTTCCGGGCCTCCCGCGTTCCCAGCCGTCAATCAAGAGGCTGCTGCGGAACAGGATCTACATCGGGGAGCACCCGGGGAATGATCACTTCTGCCCGCCGATCGTGCCGCGTGACCTCTTCGACCGCGTCCAGGAGGGCCTCTCGCGTAATGTGAAGAAGAGCCAGAAGAACGTGTACATCTTCTCCGGACTGATCCGCTGCGCGGAGTGCGGCAGGGCCTACGCGGCGAACACCCGGAAGCGGAAGCGCGGGAACAGCCTGCAGATCATCCCTCAGTACCGCTGCCAGCTACACTATATCCGGAAGCCGGCCCAGTGCCCGAATGCCAAGGTCGTGAGCGAGACAGCTCTCGAGGCGTACCTGATCACCCACCTGCGGGAGCGGATCGGCGAAGTGATCCTCGAGTATGAAATAAAAACGGCTCCGGTGAAGGACCGGAGCGCACAGATAAAGGCCCTCGAAGCAAAGATCCGAAGGCTGAAGGAGCTGTATGTCAATGACCTGATCTCCCTTGAAGAGTACAAGGCCGACAAGGAGTCGTACCTTGCACAGATCGAGGAGCTGACGGTAGAAACACCCAGCGAGGCTGACCCCGCGCTGCTCAGGGAGCTCTTAAAGACCGATTTCGAGGAAATGTATGACGATATGGAAAAGCCCGAAAAACGGCGATTTTGGCGGGCGATCCTGAAGGAGATCCGGTTCGGTATGGACCGGAGTATTGATTTGTATTTCTGACCTGTACTAAATAAATGCGTCAGTCATGCTGTTATCAGTTGGTACAGGACAGTTTTCCGCGTTTCTACTTATATTAATTCTTTCCTCGAAGCGTGATCCTTGTCTTTAAAAAAACACTCATTGAGTGATTTTCTATTGACATATCACCCAATGGGTGATATTATATAACCATAAGGAACAGGAAATAACACTTAATCACAGGAGGTAAACAAGATGTACGAAACAGTTAAGGAAGTCAAAGGATATAAAGTAACCCGCATGGTCGGAACGCACGGTTCCTACTGGGTTAGGGTTTCAGCCACTAAGGCCTGGAACTTTAGAACCATAAAGGCCGCTGTTGAGTTCATCAACAAGACCTTCTGATAACACCATACACGGGGAGGTCGAAAGCCTCCCCGGAAAGGAGAAAACAATGGCAACATGGTACGCAGTAATGAGAGACAGAGAAGATAACGACTGGGGCTACGGTTCTCGCGATCGTCGTGAAGCTGAAAAGATGGCGCGGAATATCGGACCGGAAGCATATATCGCAGTGATCGAAGATGGTGACGATCCCACTTGTGTCAAAGAAATCAGCCAGGAGGATTTTGAGACGAAAACAATGTACGCAGTGAGAAATGTGCCTTATAATTATGACGCATCTGATGACGTCACGGATTTCCACATCTTCGAGGCGGACAACGCGGAGGCCATCACGGCGGAGCTGATCCGGATCGGAGCGGACGACGAGCACTACAGCGTCGAAGAATACAGAGTGGATGAGGGCGGCGAATTTTATGATGGATCCGACTTCGACACGCCCAGCAACTTCCGGAAGAGGACGGCAGCCTCCCGATCCGTCAAGGACATCTGCAGAATGGCCGGCATGAGCCAGAACGCTATGGCCGACTACTTCTCAATCCCCCGCCGGACCTTTGGCAATTGGTGTACTGAGACAAGGGAGTGCCCGGAATATACAAGACTTATGATGCAGGAGATCTTGGGCCTGTATCGCAGATAAAAAAGAACCCCAGAGGATTTCTCCCCTGGGGCTTTTAATTGAAAAACGTATGCTAGCAGAAAACGTTCTTCTCCCTATTTAGTTGCCTCAATCAGTGCGGCCCATGTAATCGGACCAACTTCACCGTCGGGATCCAGCCCCCTGTCCATCTGGAAGTGGATCACCTGAGACTGCGTCAGCGGTCCGAATTCTCCATCTACTTCAAGAGTTTTCTTGTTTCGATAGCTCGCTGCATTGAGTTTCTCCTGAAGCTCTTCGACGGCTGCTCCTGTGCTTCCTATCTTAACAAGCGGAAGGGTGACTGTCCCGCTCGCTTTGGCTCCGTTCGTGATGACTGTGCAGGTATGATGCTTATCATTGAGCAGGATATCACCTGCAAGCAAATAGTCACTGCTCGTGAGATATTTCTTGTCTGTGAGCACGTAGAAGCCTGCAGCCTTGTAGGAGGCACGCATATTACCTGTGTACGTCGCATTGATATTCTGCAGTTCCGGGATTCCCAGAATATGGCCTGTTGCCTTTGTGTTGTCGATCACGCCCTTGGAGCAGTCAGACTCAACAGGTTTCGTGATCTTACTCGGATCATATCCCGCATTGGCCAGTTCCTGGCCGTAAGAGTCGCGCTGATTCTGATCATAGCCGATGTTATTGTTCTCGGCGGCCTTAACAGCTAATGTCGCAAGGCATGCCCTCACTTCTGCCAGCGGATGCCTGAGTACGCAATTCCAGGGATAATTGTACCAGTCGCGGATCCTCCACTCTTTTTCCGTCTGATCACCGGCTTTACCGTTCTTATAATTGCCGTTTTCATCAGATCCGGAATTTGAGATCTTAACGGGGCTCGTCGTCATAGTAACGTAGGCAGACCACTGCGTCTTAGGTTTCTCCGCAGTCACAGTGTTCTTTCCTGCTGCCGCCGCGAGCCACTCAGCCTTGCTCATATAGGCTCTGTTAATATCGAGGTCTTTGCCGTATCCCGTAACTCTGCCCTTGGAGGAATACTGGCGGATCGCGTCAGACTTCCAAGCGCCGAAGCCTCCGTTATCGGTCCAAGGATTGGATTTATAGTCTGTGTGATCCTGATTTGCGTACTGCGCACACCAGAGACGAACATCCTTGGCCACTTCCGACCAGTTGCGTCGGCGCGTCACAGACTTGGACATAAAGAGAAAAATGTGCTCGCCAGTGAGACGATATACCTCCATAGCAAATTTCAACACCCAAGCGACCTCTGCATCAGAGTTGAACTTGCTGTTGTCATGGCCTTCCCAGTCAAGGGCCAGAATGCATTCGCCCACCCTGGTACCAACCTTTCTGACGAAATATCGAGCCTCAGCGATTGGATCCTTGCCCTCTGCGTAGTGATACATGCCCAGGAGCTTTCCTGCCGCCTTAGCTCCGCTATACTGGATGTCGGCATAGGGATTGACGTACCACAGCCCCTGGGTACCTTTGACGATCGCAAAATCGGTGGTTGTCATTTTGGCAAAGTCGATGCCGGCTTGATAACTTGCCACGTCACAGCCGTTGAGTTCTGTCTTTCCATCCACGGCGATCTCCGTCGCATAGCAGTCCTTGTCGAACCGGTACGTCTTGCCATCGATGACGCGGATGCAGTCACACAGGGCCCTTCCGGAGCCGTCGAGATAGCAGCGCTTGTTTTTGTAATCGAGCCATCCCGTGTGCATGTGGCCGTCCGTGGGATCGAGATAAAACCACGCCCCTTTCCACACGATCCAGCCTTTCTTCATATCTCCGTTTTTCTCGTCGAAGAAATACCACTTGCCGTCAAGTTTCTGCCAGCCGAGAAGCATCTTTCCGCTGCCGTCAAAATAGTAGGTTTTCCCGTTGACCTCGTTGAAACCGATTACCATGACGCCGTCGGTGCCCAGATAGTAGGTCTTGCCATTATTCGAGAGCCATCCTTTCTTCATGGCGCCCGATTTTTCGTCAAAGAAGTACCACTTGCCGTCGATCTTCTGCCAGCCAGTCACCATGTACCCACGCTTGTTGAAGCAGAATGTGTCGATGCCCTGAGACCAGGGAAGCTCTGCCATACAGTTTGCCGGCCAGGTGCCGTCCTTATAGCGATACCACCATCCGACAACGTTCTTGATCCAGCAATCTTTATACTCACCACTATACGGCACAGTATCGGTGTACGTCTTTCCTGCGTGGGTGATCGTCACCTTCCCGCAAGCAAATACCATGTCGATATCGCCATGTATATCGATAAACGTCATGCCGGCGTTGATTGCATCTTCTCTGCCGGTCATCAGGAAATCTGTGAGTCGTGTCGAGAAGTCATTATCCCAGTAATATCTGCAGCCATGTTTATACAGCCAAGGGCACATCTGCGACGGTTTGAGATATCCATCTGCAGACATATCGTTCCCATGATGCCCGCCCTTAACGATCAGCGGATCGAGCTTATATTTGTATGCGCACCACATGCTGGCATCGCCAGTGGTGAGGTAGCGAAGCTCCGCGAACCAATAGCACAGAGAGCCATCATTAAGATATGCGTCAGAATTCCCCGAATATTTCGGGTGCTGCCTGTACACAGTGATTTTTATCTCGCCGTGCTCGATCTTATCCTCGTTGCCCAGGAATATGACCGGGATCTCCTTTTCCTTGGCTTTTGCGATGATATTCCTGAGCGCGTTAATGTCGCTCCTGATCGAGCTGTTATGAGCCGTGATAGAATCCGGATCCTGGCAGTACAAGCCTCTAGGCGTGAACCACGGGTCAGACAGAATTTTGTCTATTCCGTCTATATGATCATAATGAGGATGTGAGGCGTGCAGGTACGGATCTTTGATCTTATTTGCTTTCAGATGTGTAATCAGTCTAGTGGCATATTTGTCGCATCCGCCGTCTATAACCTCGCAGTATTCCCCATTAATAACGATCTGCGTGTCTCCGTTGCGCGTGTTGCCGCCCGAAAAATCGGAAGAATACATTCCTAGTGCTTTAATGCTGATCATTGCTTATCCTCCATATAAAAAGAGAGGCCCTCAGGCCTCGTCTTTCTTGTCTTCTTTGATCAGTCCATCTGCAATCTTTTTGAGTCTGTGCGTGATCCACGTCGGCATAGGGACGCCAGCGAGATCCAGGTTTTCGATTACGGAAACGGTCTCCATAATCACGATGTAAATGACTATTCCCTTGACAATCTCGATAGGAATTTGCAGTGCAATGTATATGATGTAGGCCAGGAACACCACCAGCATCTCGCCTCCTTTGCGGTAAAGCCCTTTTCGCATTTTTGTACTGTCCCAGCACGAGTTGATCGTAGCCTGCAACCAGCCCGTAATGATGTCAGCAGCAGCGAAAATGGCCGGAAGCAGGAATAACCAATACAAGTGGCTGAATTGGATTTCGGACAGATCTATTATTGTATTTGTTGCATTTGTGATTATAGTCATGTATCCCATTTGTGTTTTCCTCCATAGAAAAGAGCGCCCCGGAGGGCGCCATGGTTAATTGATAAAAATCAGCTGCGGCATCAGATGAGATGTCCGCCTCTTCCAAACCCGAAGGTTTCAATGCTTGTCAGTGTGTATTGATGTGCATCAATGCGCATTTAAAGTTTGCTTTATGGTCGTCATTCGCTCGTACCTTCAGGTGCTTCATGGATGAACACTTCGTGCCTCATTTCAAATCCCTCTTTGGTCAGCATGGTTACAGAATCGGTCAGATGGGATGTGTCGACTGCCTGGCCTGCCTGGCGGAAGAATTCCTTGAGGGCTTCTGCTTCGGTTTCATATTCCTTCACTGTTTTGCCGGCTGTGCCGTCGGTCCTGTTTGTGATCCTCACTACAAAAAAGTTATACATATCTCCTCCTTACTTCAGCGCGCTGATCGCGTCTGAAAGTGTCGTTTCAACAGCGTTCTTCCCCGGAATGATCCTTCCGCCGTGAGCGATGTTGGCGGTCGCTCTGTACAGTTTCCCATTCACATTGACGAGAGCTCCGGTGGAATAGTTCACAGACGCCACATAGGCTGTCTCAGAAGCCGCCATGCTCCCGTCCTGCTGTTTAATGGTGTTTTCGAGTGCCAGCCTTTTGCTACGCTCTTCCTCAAGCTCCGCCTGCAGCCTGTTGTTCCTGCCCTCCTCACTGAGCGGATATGTTCTCTTGACTACCTTTAACATTAATCCCTCCATAGGTCCGCATAGTATTTATCCATACGGCTGATCAGCTTATAACTGTTTCCTTTCGACGCATGGTCGCGCCATGATCTGTATGATTCATCGACCGATTTCTTCGGGATCAGTCCTTTCCTGCTCTTGGCTACGAGTCTCCGGAGCTTCTTGCGCTGGGCCTTGACGTTCTTCGGATCGATCAGCATGATCACCTTTCCTGCCTGTGTCAGCTTGAAGTGGAAGCCGAGGAACAGGATCCCGTCGCTGATCTGCATTATCTTCGTTTTCTTTTGGTTCAGCTCGAAGCCGCAGGGTTTCAGGCGTTCCTCTATTTTGGCCCGGCATTCTTCGAGGAACTCCCTGTTCTCGTGGATCAGAATGAAATCATCCATATATCTGATATAGAGCTTTACATGGAGCTGTTCCTTGATGTAATGGTCCAGGCTGTCCAAGGCGCTGATCCCTGCGATCTGTATCATCTGAGAGCCGGGATTATATCCTTTGTCTCCTCCGTACTGGTGGCGGAGCACTCCGAGGACCATCTCGAAGATCTCCGGATCCAATTTCTTCCGGAACATCTCCTCGATATATGCGTGGCTCATGTTGGGATAATAGCCTTTGATATCGAACTGGGCTATGTATCCTTCTGTTCCATGCTTCCTGTAATGCCTTCTGAGGAATTCTTTGAGGCGAGTCCTTGCGCGGTCCGCTCCCTTTCCTTTCTGACATGCCCAGTTATCGTATATAAAAGATCTCGTCATGGTCGGATAGAGGATATTGTCGTTAAGGCTTCTCTGATACACCCTGTCGCGGAAGGGTATGCTGGATATCTCCCGCGGCTTCGGGCTTGTGATTGTGAACATCTTCGGCTTCCTCGGTCTGTATGTTCCCTCCTTCAATTCCCTCTCAAGCTTCGTGATCTCTTCCGGAGAATTCAGAACGAAATGAGCTACCGAGTCCTTCCAGATGACGCCCTTCTGGCACCTGCACATCGATTCATACAGTGCGTCGTATCCTATTACATCTTCTTTCTTCATGTCCTTCGCGTTGGCAGCCGCTCAGGCGTATGTACGTCCGCGGCATCACGCCGGTATTGTTTAGGGCTTTCGCCCAAGGCATTCGGCTCCTTGCTGTTCATTTTTGCCTGGATCTCCCGCTATGCGAAAGTCATATCCGGCCTGTGAGAAGCAATCCGGAGCGCAGCGATACGCATTGTTCGCGTTGTTGTTGTTGAGGTTGCCCGCCGTGTTCACATTCCACGCGTTGTTCACGTTGCCGCGATTCGCCGAGCGCAACCGGCAGTTCTGCGCCTACAGCCTACAGCCTTTTATGCTTATCGATACTCGCTGTACCGCTTAGCATCACTTTCTATCCACGCTCTCGCTTTATTTCTGATCTCCATGACCATTCCCGCCCAGTAGCGCATCCTTTTGCCTTTGAGATGGAATACGGACTGTGCGATCTCTATATCCGCGAGCATCATGTTGCAGAGCATCACTGCGCGCACCTGGTATTTTCTCCTGGCGGCGTAGTCGTTCTTACTCTTGACGAGCGTGTTATTTGCCGCCCAGATGCTCCTGTATATATCTTTGGATGTCCTGATCAGGTCCACCGTGATGGCGTGATAATATCTCGGATCGAATATCTTTGGGTTACTTGTGATCTGCATCGCATATTTGGCGTGCATCCTCGCAAGAACTGCGAGAGCGAGCTTGCCTTCCCTTCTACTGTCTTTCTGTACCATTTGTTTTCTCTGCAGGGCCTCCGCGGGAGGCCCTGATTATTGATTAGCTGATAACGCAAGCCGGAGCGCAGCGATACGCATTGTTCGCGCCGTTGTAGCCGAGGTAGCCCGCCGTGTGCACACCCCACGCGTTGCCCACGTAGCCGCGATGCGCCGAGCGCAACCGGCAGTGCTGCGCCGTTCCATTTTCCAGACCTGTGATGATCCTGCCGTTGTTGGCGCTGTTTGTCGGAGCATCGAGTCCGGTCTTCTGCTTCCAGTATTCGAAATACTCTCCCTCAGCTCCGGCAAGCTGAGGCGCTCCGTACATCTCTTCGATAGACGGGAGGAAGAACTTGTCGTACATGACATCAATCCCGCCGCCGTCCGTGACCGTATTCCGCGCCACCTGGATCTTTACCGGGTTGACGACGGCGATCAACTCGCTATCAAGCCCGTTAAGGAATCCTCTGACAGAGTTAAGCTGATTCGGCGCCGTATCGCCAATATGCTGTGCCGTCCACCACTCCCCTCTGCCGCCGCTCGAATTGAGCCACTGGCGCTGCGCGGACATCTTGTAATTGTTGTAGCCGTTCTGAACGACTGAGACGTTGTTGATGTCATTTTTGTAGATGTTTTCATAATCGCTATACGGGATCGCGTCCCCGGCTGACAGCTCCAGCGCCGTGTATGTGCTTCCGCTTTTGCCGAAGTAGTAGATTCCGTCTTCTGCAGCCGTCTCCGTATCGGGATCGCACGCCTCTCTTTCCGGTGCGTCGAATTGCACAGACTCAATCGTGCAGTGTTTTGCCTGCAGGATCATACCGGGATGGATCGTCCCGTCTTCCCACTCGACATCCCGGAAGCCGGCGACCACCCAGGGGAATTCATAGTCCGTGAAGTCGACATCGTTCGATTCGTAGTGCCGATAGTTGCAGATGAGCTCGTCCCCGATGTTATAGATCAGATGCGCCTTACCGGTCTTGACTTTATAGGCCACCTCGTCCCATGTGGTCTTCTGGTACTTCTGCACGAATTTCCTGTAGATCTCATTCCTTGCAAGGACGTTGTCCCGGATCGCCTGCAGGGTTGTTTCTGTTATTGGTGCCGACATTTATACCTCCTCATTCGCCAGTTCGTTATAAAGAGCATTGAGCATGCTGTTGCCAAAATTCAGCGCCGAAGCAAGTTGTTGCCCTGTCGTATCATGCGGCAGGTCTTCCACCATTGTGTCCAGCCTGTTATCCAAGGCGCGGAGAGCAAATTCCATAAGGGCGAGGCCGTCCTCTTCCCTCTGGAGGATCTCCTGTGCCGTGGCTTCTGTCGCCACATCCGAATACTCCTCCAGGATCTCCCGCATCGCTGACTCTGACTGTTGTGCCGATGTATTGGCTGCTACCGCCTCGTCTCTTGCCGACTCCGAGCCCGCCCGGGCCATTTCTGCCGCGGTCTTTGCAGCCTGTGCTGCAGCGTTCTGCGCTGATGCTTCAGACGCACTTTGCGCCGCCTGTGTGGCCTTGTCCGCTGCTGTATCTGCCGCTGATCTTGCGGCTCCGGCTTGTGTTCCGGCCTGCCGCTCATGCTCGGCCGCGTTTGCCTCCGAGTCTGCAGCCGCCAGCTTTGCGGCTACGGCTCTGTCCGCTGCCCTGTCTGCCGTTTCTGCGCCGGTCGTGGCTCCTTCCTCGGCCGCTGCCGCATCCTCTGCTGACCTTTGCGCCGCCTGTTTTGCCTGCTCTGCCGCACTGGCAGAAAGAGCGGCGTTCGCCTCGCTTGTCCCGGCATTCGCTCTCGCGATCTCTGCTGCGTTCTTTGCCGTTTCTGCTGCAGTCTCGGAGTCTTCCGCATCCTTGGCGCTCTGATCAGCTTCTTCCGCATGTCTCTGTGCCTCGGCGGCGTTTGTCGTTGTGGTCTGCACATCCTGCGCCGTCTTCTCTACGGCCGCGTTGAGCCGCGCTATGGCCTGATCTACAATGCCCTGCTGGGCCGGTGTAGGTTCGTCTTCCGCAGTCTTAGGCTTGCATTTGTTAGGAATTCGCCACTTGTATTCTGACTTGCCGAAACCATCCCCGATGTAGAAGAACCACACCCAAATATCTTTTCCTGTGTCAATCAGTTCTTCGGGGACTTCACCGCCCTCTGAGCCACAGTAAACAGGGAGTGCCGTTCCATGATGCTCGTCATTAGAAAAGTCCAATCTGTATGTTGCAGGCATATCTTCAAATTCGGGAACAAAGACATAACCATAATCCCACTGTGTTATAGCAGATGTTATGGTATAGCCCCGACTATTGACGATACCTCTAATGATTTTGGTTGTGTTCATTACAATTCTCCTGCGTCAAACGTCGCTTCACATGTGCCGGCTGCTGCACTCCGGACGGTCTTGATCAGACGTGCCTCGAGATACAGCCCGTTATGTGCGTCTACGATCCTGCACTCGTCTCCAACATGCATATTTTGTGGGACGTCATCGATATGTACCTCATAGGTCACTTCCGGCACGGAGACC